CATAGACTTCCAAAGGACAGTAAGGGGGCGGTCAGGTTTTTTAACGACCTTCCAGGTGAGTTCGAGGGAAAATACGACGTGATTTATATCGCGGAAATACTTGAACACTTGGGATACATAGAACCCGTGGATTTCGTGAAACAGTTTGAAGGGTACTTGAAGCCGGGCGGGCGGTTTTTGTTAACTACCCCGTTTGGGCCGTTAAAGAGGGTTGCCCCAAAGAATTCGGGTCAAGACCATGATCTCCATGTCAGACAATTGGAGCCGAGAGACATCGGAGAGCTGTTCGGGGATAAGGAGGAGTATGATTCAAATCTTATTTATTGGCAGCATACCCCGTCAACAAAGGAGTTAGTCGGGTGGGTGATGTTTTCGTTTAAAAATGGCGGGAAATACGGGCACATCGACGAGGAACGAAAACGATTGCTACAGGCCCCCAGGGCGAAGTTGTCAACTTGTTTGATAATCAAGGACGAAGAGGCCTCCCTGAAGCGGTGCCTTAATTCGATATATGAGATCTCAGACGAGATTATAATTATAGATTGTGGGTGCACAGACAGGTCGTTGCAGATCGCGGAGGAGTATGGGGCGGTTATACAAAAAGGGTCTGATCCCCTAGTGTTAGGATTCGAAACCCCACGAAATGAGTCGATATCCGCAGCCACGGGGGATTGGATCTTATGGCTGGACGGTGACGAGGAGTTGCAGAACCCGGAGAATATCAGAAAGTATTTAAGGCCGTCATGTTTTGAAGGGTTCAGGATACGGCAGCATCATTTCACATGTCAGCCAATTGGGTTGAGTGTGATCGACAGGCCCACCCGGTTATTCAGGCGAAGGGATGAAGTGGTCTTTCACGGGATGATTCACGAACACCCAGGGACACACCCCAATGCAGGGGTCGGGGAAGTGGTCGAGTTGCAGGACGTTGATATCGCACACGCCGGTTACTATACGGAGAATAAAAGACGGGCAAAGTTTTGGCGAAATCTGCCCATGATGTCGGCCGATATTGACAAGTACCCGAATAGGATCTTAGGAAAGTTTTTATATATGAGGGATCTTATGCACTTGGTTCATTGGGCGGTGGAAGCGAATAAAACACTGGGGCCGGAGGAGGTTTCAAAGTGTGTGGAAGTGATCCAGATTTACCGCATGAATTTCTTGAACATGGGTGGGCACATGATGTTCGACGGGTTGCAGTATTACGGGCAAGCGCTGGAATACTTAAAACGGGGAAACTTGTTTGACTGGTCAATCGGTATCGAAAACGGGGAGGTCAAGAGAGCGAAACTGCGATTTGCTGACAAAGGGGATTTTTTGGTCTTTTATTCAAGGGTTTTGGATGAACAGACGGAGCCCTTAGAGGGTCAATACGCAAGGTAAGGGGTATCTTATGGGGATTCTAATAAACGAGTTTGAAAAGATTGAGGCGGGGGGACGGCATAAATTCACAATCGCGTCGAGTATTGCGTTTGATGCGTCTCCCGTGTTTGGGTTTTTTGACACGTCGGGGACGGGGGTTGGGAGTCTGACGGCGACACAGTCAAGCACTACACATTATTATGGTTTCGCGGCAATCCCAAGCTCGGCAGGGTTTTACTCTTTCACATGGAGTTATGGAGCCCAGTCCTACGACCAAGTAGCACGGGGGGTGTTCGAGGTTATACAGACGAACGTTGAAGAGTCGGATCTGTACTGCTCGGCGAACGATGTAAGGAACCTCTACAAGCCGATATCAAAGGGTGACACGTCAAACGACGAGATCGATGAATTTATCCAAACGACCATGAACGAAATAAACACGAAAATCGGCCACAGGTATTCGGTCCCGTTCGCGACTGGGGTGGGGTCGTTCCCCCAGGTGATGAAGGATATAGCGTCAAACTTAACCCTGGTGAGTATGGTTGAAAGGGTCGGGGGTAAGGAGGTCCCCAAGTGGATCGAAGACAGAGGGACACGGTACAGGGAGATGGTGGATAATATCGCGGACGGTGAAACGTTTCTGGTTTTATCTGGGGGGACGGTTTTGGAAGCGTCGATTAATGCGGCGGCGGCCCAGGCGCATCACAATTTAAGTGATTATGTGCCGACGTTTAACACTCTGGACTCGCAGGATCAGAGAATTGACCCGGAAAGACAGAACGATGAAGCAGATGATATGTAAAGGAGGTCAGGATGGAGTTTTTTCTAACAAGGCAGCATTGCCCATCGGGGTATGCGGTGACGAGTGGCACGGGTCTTCAATCATTTGCCCACTGTAATGCAAATGGTACTGGGAATTGTTCAGAAGAGGAGTGCCCTTTCATGTATTGGTTGAAAGCTTATGAAGATAAAATTCAAAGTGAAGGGTCACAAGGAGCTTAACCGCAAGCTAAGTGTGATCACAAGACACATGAAACGGCCCAAACCTTTATATCAATCGTTCGGGCTTGTCGTGCTTAAGTGGATCAAGTTGAATTATCGGTCTGGTGGTGGGAAGTTAAGCACAGGGAAATGGAAAAAGTTAACGGAATTGACCCGACAGGGGAGACGGAAAAGGTCGAATGTGCCAATGTTGAACACAGGTCATTTATTGAGACAGTGGACGAGTAAGTCGACCAATCGTTTTGTTAGGATCGGGAATCCCTCAGACGTCGCGTTGTTTCATGAAAAAGGTACGGACCCTTATGACATTTTCCCGGTCAAGAAAAAATTCTTATGGTTCGGGGTGACCCCGGCACAGAGGACACGGGGGCAAAAGTTAGGGGGCCACCTGAAACACGTCGCGGGAAAATTCCCCAGTAAGTTCGGGAAGGGTAAAACTCCGGGGGTGTTTTCAAGGGGGGTGCACCACCCAGGGCTGCCAGTAAGGAGACAGCTCCCGAACGAAATGGAAATCATGCCGGATCTTATCAAGGTGGCGGACGTGTGGTTGAAAAAAATCATAAAAAGGAGGTCGTGAAGTGAGAGCGATCATTGACGGACTGGCTGAATGGTTAAAGGACCACCCTGACATGGGCGGGGTACATATCGAGAAAGTAAAACCGATTGACGAAATGCCCCTGCCGGATCAGATCCCTATGATCAATATTTGGCCCAGGGCGAAGCCAAGGGAAAGACAATTTTTAATCGGGGGAAAGCAAGAGTATAACGAATTTCCGGAAATCGAGTTACATTTCTGGGAGTCTTCAATGCGGGATCTGTATGACGCATTTTGCAGTTGCGAGGCGTTGGTCGAGCAAACGTTGACGACGTTGGCGGGGCTCGACGAGGACGCCTTAAATATTAAATGGCGAGAGTTTCAGGTTGACGAGTATGACGGGGACGAGTGGGAGTCTACTTTTTATTATCGGATTGTCGTTTTAATGGAAGGAACGGACTATAAAACTTATTAACGGGGAGGCTTTATCATGGTACAAGTTAGAGGAGCATTTACCGAAATCGCAAGACTGGAAAAACCGGAATCCGCTTATGGAACGGACCCAGGGAGTGTGCACAGTATTTTCCTCCCTATTGAAGGGTGGTCCGTCGAGGCGACACGGACACTGATAACTCCGCAGACGTTTCAAGGGACGAGGAGCCCAGGGAAGCCGGGGCAAGGGTTTGTCAACGTGGCGGGGCCGGTGACTGTACCGGTTGATTATACGGCGATAGGCTACTGGTTACAGATGTTAATGGGGACACCGACGTCGACACGGGTGGGGTCGGATTCATATCAACATGTATTTTCACCGAGTAGTGTTCTGGACTCTTTTGCTTTTGAGATGACACACCAGGATCAAAACTTGTATTCGAAATATACAGGGATGAAAGTCGGGGGAATGACTTTGAGTGTCGGGGGTGACGAGACTTTAAGTGCCACGTTTGACCTGGTTGGGAAAAACCATGCGACTGTGGCGTCTTTGGGTTTTCCGGGGGCAAAGCCGTTGGTCTTAAATAGGTTTCATAATCTGGACGCGGGGTTGGTAGAAAACACCAACGTGATTACGACGGCCCGGAATTTGGAATTATCATTGTCGAATGAGTTAGACGAGAATGTGTATACGATTAATTCATTACACGATGGGGCGAGGAAGGCATTACCGGAAGGGTTCTTTTTGGCGACGGGTCGTTTTGACGCGATGTTCGAGAATTGGAGTTTTTACGCGGCCGCAACGTCGGGGACAGCCCGATCACTTCAATTGAAGCTTTCGGACGCGACGGGGTCATATTACCTTCAGTTTCACATGGACGAATTGATATACGAGAAG